ACAAGGTCGGCAACCTGCTCATGAGTCAGCTCGACGCTGCGCACCACATAGTGCTTCTTCTCTGTCGGCGTCGGTGCTCGCCCTGGAGTGTTCGAGCACTCCTTGATCCTCAGCCCGAGCAGCGCCCAGTCGAGGACGAGGTCGTGCCCGTAGAGGATCTGCGGCTCAAACGGCCGCCGTTCTCTGTTCTGGACGGCCATGTCATAAGACCACTCGGCGACGTTGTCGTCAGGGGCGAGAGCGGCCAAGTGGGGGAGTGCGATCTCGATGAGGTCGGGCTCCTGGTCTCCGATGTGGTTCATTTGTTGTGCCTTTCGTGTAGCTCGTTAATGGTGTCGACGACATGGGCGAACGGAACCACGGCCCACAACTCAGCAGTCCGCTCGCACCATGTCGTCTTTGTCTTTGGGTTCCCGCCCCATCGGAACCAGTCCGTCGCTGTGACGTGCGCAGTCCAGCGGCCGACGTCGGTCGTGCCGGCCTTCTTGCGGACGACCACGACGACATCGTTCGGATCTGCTGCCATTCGTGCCTGGCTTCTCCAGCTCGGCCAGCTTGAGTTCTTGACGTTCTTCACTTCGATGCTCACGCCGTCGAAGCACCACACATCGCCCGGCTGCTTGCCGTGGACTCTCTCCAGCATTCGCCGGGCGTCGAGCCAGCCTCTATCCCAGAGGTAGCGACAGACGTCCCGCTCAGCTTGCGCGCCCTTGTTCCGGTTGGAACGGCCACGCGAGGAGAGAGTCCGAGCGACATCGTCAGTCATGCAGCGGTGCCGCCGTTGTGCTCCCGAGCTTCGAGCCATGCCTCGAGGTCACTCGGCCGAAACCTGACCTCGTTGCCAAGCTTTAAGAAGGGGAGCCCCTCGTTCTTGCGGAGCTGCTGGATGAAGAACTTTGTGCAGTTCCATCGAGCCGTGAGCTCCTTCGTGGTAATGAGTTCGCCGTCCACTTAAAACTCGCTGACGTCGGTCAGCTCGGGCGGCGCAGTCTTGATCGAGAACTTCTTACCCTGCGAGCCCTTGCCGGTCTCGTAGAAGCCGATCATCTCGATGAGGATTTTGCCGTTTGGCTGCAGGTCGTTACCTGCAAAGGCGTTCTTCACGCCGGTCTTCAGGTTGGCGAGACTGCAGGTCACGTTGATGATGCCGTCGGCCGTTTTGACGACAACTATCGGGCAGGGATTCTGGTCGAAGTCTGCGCCATCGGTGAGACTCGCCGAGACGATGGTCCCCTCGATCTTGTCTCCGACATTGGTCCATGAGGCGTAGGTTCCGCCGGTCTGGATCTGCTTCCAATCGGTCATATCTGAGCTCCTTCTGTTGTGCCTTGCGGCGTTGGTTGGCTCCGAGCGGTCACGGTGTAACCACTGCAGAGAGGTCGGCCAGACGAATCGCCTGGTCGAAGGTCAGCGTCCCGAGAAGGCCGCCGACGGTGAAGGTGGGAACATGCGCGTCCTCACCGATAACAAGGGCGAGAGCGTTGCGGACGCCCTCGTCTGGGCTGTGACCTTCAGCAGGGTCGAAGTCGACAAGGTCGGTCGCAGTGATTGCAGCGGCTGAGATCGCCCAATGGCGAAGCGGTGTCGGCTCTCCAGGAGCAGCCATCGACCACGGCCGGACTCGGTTCCCTTCTCGAACCCAGCGAATGACTCTTTGCGCTCTGGCCTTTTCGGAGTCGCTATCGCCTCGGAGCATCCCAGCGAGGAGGACTCGCAGCTTGGCGACCTCGCTCGGGTCTGCGATGCGGTCGTCTTCTTCGACCTCGGGCAGCGTCAGCCGCTCGACTGGCTCGGCCTTGCGCATCTTCTCGGCAATCATCTCGGCCTGATAGGCGACGATCTGCGGGTCGTTCGGTCCGAGGCTGAGCTCGTTGACGGCTTCGACGCCGGTGAGAGCTCCGTCGATAGCGTCGATGTCATCGGCGACCCACGTCCCCTCGCCCTCTCTGAGCATCTTCGGCGTCGCAATCCGAGGAGGCCAAGCGAGGCCGAGCTCGTTGACGTGGCCGGCGGTCTTGATGGCGTCGATGCGATCCAAGATCCAGCCGGTGCGCGCCTGCAGCATCTGCAGCGAGGTGTCCGACGTGGAGGAGGAAGGAGCGCCAAGACCAGCGCCCGCAGCCTTACGGTCTGCGGGCTCCTCCACGTCGAGAGTGCCGACCGAGGGCGCCCCAGCGTTTGCCGTGCCGTTGCCCTCGGTCGACGTGCCAGAGAGGGCGACGCCCTCGATCTTCTTAAGGAGCGTCCGCTTGCGCCACCCTTTGACTTGAATACAGAGGCGCAAAGCCTCGGCTCCCGCTGCGATGTCGAGCTCGTGGAGATCACACTGCGCGCTCTCGGGCTGGCAGTGGATAATGATCGCCGTCTCCTGGCTGACCTTGGGCATCGGTAGCCGGACGTCTTCTGAGCCGTCGGTCGCTGGTCCTTGTCGATAGATCGCATCGGCTCGGGCGTAGATGGCGAGCTGGATCGAATGGTTCAGCGGATGCAGCGTGCGCCCGGTCTTCAGGTCCGCAATAAACAGAGCGCCGTCGGAGATCCGCTCGAGGACCGAGTCAGCAGTCCCAGCGATTCTGTGCTCATCAATCACGAGCACCATCTCGGAATACTTTGGCCGCAGTCGGTAGCCAGCAGCTGCGATCGCAGCGTGGATTGCGGCGATGTCGGCGGCGTAAGGCTCAGGCGTTTCGAAGTGCCAGTCAATCGATGATCGCTCGAAGTAGGTATGGATGAGAGTCCCGAGGTCTCTGCGAGTGTTCGCTCCGCTCGCTTCGAGCGCCGCCCTGCAGATTGAGTTGATAGCGGTCGTGTCTGTCGGGTCTTGGTTCTTGAGATCGGCGAAGAGATCCGGGCGGCTAGCGAGGCCGAGCGCTGTCATCCGCTGCCCCCAGTCCTTCAGGAAGCCGGTGTCATCAAGGAGTGAGGAGATCGAGGTCGCTCGGGCGTAGCCGACTGGCTTCGAGGTGCCAGGAGGGCAGACGAGATAAGCCCCCCTTCCATTGCGACGCACTGGAGCGGCGATCTCTTTCATGACTGCGCTCATGTCGGGCCCTCGGTCATGAGCCGAGTCGCCTCGGTCACGATGGCGAGCCCGAGCTTGAGCATCTCGTCGACCTGCGCTTCAAGACTGTCGCCCTTCATGATGAGGGTCACCTTCCCGATGTTCAGGCCAACGACCTTGACGCTGTCGCTCCAATGGGCGTGAACCATGTCGGCCTCGGTCTGCCCCCAAGAGCAGCCCATGCCGTCGTGAGTCGTCCGAGCCTCGGTCCAGCTCCTCGCTGTCTCCTCATTTTCTGCGCGTTGAACTAGACCCATGAGGTCATCCCTTCTCTATTCCCTGTGGTTAGTGATTACTTGCGGCGGAGCTTGTAGACGTTGGTCGGCTCGGAGCCGGTCGACGGGTGCGACTGCTTAGCCTGTGCGATCTGGTTCTGGCGCTGCTCCATACCTGCTCGGTATGCGGCGACCATCGAGGAGCTGTGCTTGAGCTCCTTCGAGACGTGCGCAGCAGTCCAGCCGATGAACAGGCCGAGCGCTATGGCTGCGAGGTTGACGATCATCTAAAGACCTCCGGCTGAGTAATCCAGAGGTAGATCGAATAGGCGCTGGCGATGACGAGGCCGATGCCGCCGACCTTCTGAGTCAGTGTCAAGTCCAGGAGGCCTGAGAGTCCGGCGATGATGCTCATCTCAAAGCCCGAATCGGGAAGAGCATCGCCGGGCTGCACTTCAAGACGTAAGCGATGGCCTCTTGGTTGACAAGGTTCGGAGACCCTGCACCTCGGAGCCATTTGTGGATCGCTTGGATCGTGACCGGGTGACCGATCTCGGCGAGCCCTGTCCGCAGATTCTCAGCGGAGAGGTCGAGATCACAGAGGCGACCTCTAAGGAGCGAGCCCCAGAGGGCCGAGCGCTGTTTCGAGCTCAGGATCTGAAGAGTCGTCATATCGCCCCCCCCCGAAGTGAGGTTGAGATCATTGTTTTCTGTACTGGTGCCCCGGTGGTTTCTTGCTTCACGCTTTTTCCCCTCGGTAGTTAAATGTTCTCCCAAACTTGCGATGTGAAGTAAGTCCACTACCGCTTTAACAAGGTTTAGTAAATCACACGTTTAGGTTCTAAAGTTAACCGTTTTATAAATTACTAAACTGAAGATAAATAAAAAGCCCTAGTTCTAGAGAGTTTTACCCTAAAAGTCCTAAACGCTCGGTTTAGTGTTCTAAAGTGTGCGAGGCTGTAGTCTGCGCCACTACGCCCCCCAGCGTGTCGCTCAGCGACGGAGCTCTACATGATGAATCCACTAACAAAAGACGAGGAGTTCGGCGTCCTGCTGAAGAGGCTCCGCAAGTCGCGCAGCATGAGCCAGACAGAGCTCGGCGAGGCGGTCGGCGATGTCTGCGGGCGCGATTACTCCTCGATGACGATCTCGAACTGGGAGAAGGGAAAGACCGTCCCCTCGCTCGACGTTGCGATCGCTGCGCTTGACGAGATCCTAGAGACCGGCGGGATCTTCGCCGAGATGCTCGACATCGAGCCAGCGGACGCGTGGCGCTACGCGATGGAGAAGCGCCTCGGCCAGTTGGAGGCCACCATCGCAGCGCTGTTCATAAGGCTTAACGAAAGAGCTCGTCCATAGCGTCAGCGGCGACGTGGCCGGCGTCTGGCATGAGGTGCCCGTAGACGTCCGCAGTCATGCGGATGGACGAGTGCCCCAGCACCTCGGAGATGAGCTTCAGGTCGACGCCCTGCGCAATCAGGAGCGAGGCTGCAGAGTGTCGCATCGTATGCGGAGACCACGCCTCGCCAAGGATCTCGGTCGTCAGCTTGCGCGTCCGTGCTCCGAAGTTGTCAGGGTCCATCGCAGTCCCGAGCGGCGTCCTGAATACTAGGTTGAAGCCGAGGACCTGATCCGGCCAGTCCGCACCGAGGGCGAGCTTCTCCGCAGCCATCGCTGCTCGATGGCTGCGCAGTGCCTGAGCGGTCACGGCTGGTAGGTGGATCGTCCGTCGCCCCTTCGAGGTCTTGAGCTCGCCGAGTTCGAGATAGGACCGATCTCCGGCGCGCTTTAGTTGGCGGACGACCTGCATCGTCGGCCGCTTGGCGTCGAGGTCGATGGCCTCCCACGCCAGCCCGAGCAGCTCGCCTCGACGTAGGCCGAGAGTTAGGGCGATGGTGTAGAGGGCTGCTTCACGCGTACCCTCCACGCCGTTGAGAAACTCGCGCGCCATCTCGGGAGGCATGAAGCGGCCCTCCTTCTGATCCATGCGGACGCCATCGGCGAGGGCTGCTGGGTTGTTGGCAATGACTCCGTCCCGCTCGGCATATCGCAGAGCTCGACGAAGCGTGGAGCGGGCAAGGCGGACCGAGTTAGGGGAGAGGCCCTTGGCCGCTAGCGCCTGCATCATCTTTGTGACATCGGACGGCCGGAGCTTCGTCAGCTCGATCTTGCCGATGTAGGGCGAGATCCAGAGTCGGGAGTACTCGCGATAGTTGCGCGCCGTCGACGCTGCCACGGTGCCGGGCAGCACGTTGTCGAGCCAGTCGGCGAGGTAGGCATCGACGCTCATCTTCATCATGTCGGCCGAGACGCCGTGGTCGGCTTGGCGCTGCCGCTCCTTCATCTTCTCAAGAACCTCAGCTCGAGTTTTGCCGGTCACGGTGACGCGCTTGGTCTTGCGCGTAACGGGGTCGTAATCGGTCGTCACTCGACCCTCCCAGCGACCTCGCTGCTCGTTCTTGCGGACTGTTCCTTCACCATTTGCCTTTGCCATCCTGGCCTCCTACAGCCGACTCAATTACTTGCGGACTAAATTAGCAGCTCAACCTCTTAACATCCGGTCAAGCATGAAAGCTAGGTAACCAACGAGGTAACCAACGAGGTAACCAACGGCTTTTATTTCCTACACTTTCCGAGGCTACCCTAAACAACCTCAAACAGCCTTGCAGAGTACAAGGTACGGGGTTTTCAGTTTCCGAGACGACCTCACACAACCTCTCAAATACCTAAAGATATGCACTGGGGGTCAGGAGGCCGCGAGTTCGAATCTCGCCAGCCCGACAGAGCGAAACCCCTGCTATGGCGGGGGTTTCGCCAGTTTTGCGGCCTCGTCAAAATGTCTCAAAAAGGGGCTAGGTGACCAACGAGGTAACCAACGGAGAACGGACACGCGAAAGAACCCCCACCATCGCGCCTGTGGGCCAGCGCATAGATGGCAGGGGTTCAATCTGGCAGGCCGCACAAGAGCAAGAAGCTTGTGCAGCACGCCGACCTGTTGTTAATCGGTGTCAGTTTTTGCCGCTGCTTGCATCATGCGAAGCAGTCGCCCATCCTGATCAGATATCTCAGCCATACGCTTCTCAACAATCTGAAGCCGTACATGGATCGGCGGTGCAAGCCCGTTCGGGCCGAGGTGATAACGGTTGTAAGCATCAGCGTGCTCGACCTGCTGCCCAAGCTCGGTGATCTGGTCGTTTGTCGGTTCGAGCGATTCTTTGAAGTGGCGTTCGAACCACCTTCCGAGACTGCCGGTGATCTTCTCAAGAACGACAATCAACGAGGCTACTCCTGCAATGGAAATGGCAACGATGCCAACAGTAAGGCTAACTATCTGGATACCCTCGAGCTCTGCAGCGAACACGGTCAGCCGCCGAGTGAGACGATCGCAGCGGCAAGACCTTCAGTGATCGCAGCTTTGATCTCTGGGATCGTCCCAGCAGGGTCGAGCCTGACTGTGATCTCATCGGAGATGGTTTGTGCAGCGTGAACCTCTGGCGATAGTTGCAGTTCTGGTTCTGGGTCTGCTGCCAGCTGTGCGTAGAAAGCTGCAGAAGGTGTGACGAGTAGCCAGGTGATCCCATCTTCTGATTCCCAGTCGCCGTTTACGTCGGTGCGTTCCATCATGCGAGTCCTAACACGGTCACTTGTGAGCCGGTTGCGAAGTTGTCAGCAGATGGAAACACCGTGATTGAGGTGATTGCAGCTGCTACGCCTGTGAAGAACAGGGAGTTAGATGTTGGTGCGACACCTGCAGTGGAGTTTGAGAGGATGTGAGCGCCACGTTGCAAACCAACCGTGAACTTGGTTGTTGAGCCAACAGCAAAATCGCACTCCCAGAAGCCTTGCCTGTTCGTGTTTGTAAGTGAACCGGGCAGTGAACCGTTGTTGTTGAATGAGGTTTGCGGTGATGTGCTTGCGTTGATCGAATATTCTGCAGCGGTTGAGTTGTTGACTCTCATGCGGACACCAACAGATGTTGCTGCGCTATCACCTTTGCCGAGCACAACAATCTTCACTGCTTGGTATCCGGTCGGGTTTACGTCCACTGATGCTGTCGGTGATGTAAACGTGGTTTTACTGATCACCACATACCCGGTGTTGAGAGTGTTGAGGATCGTTTTATCTGCAGCACTGAGCGACCCAGCGGCACTCGTCGTGGCTGCTGCGATGCTGATCACTGGTGCCGCACCACCACTGCTGGAGATCGGCAGCGTGCCTGTGACGCCTGTGACTGTTGCACCAGCACCTACGCCATCGAGCTTCAGTTTGTCAGCTGCGCTCATCGACCCTGCCGCAGCAGTCGTGCTTGCAGTGATCGTCACGTTGGGTGTGATGGTGGCGGTTCCAGTGATGACCACTGGGGCTGAACCCGTCACCGATGTTACGGTGCCGGAACCGCCACCACTCACTACCGGGCGGTCAATCGTGATCGTGATGCCACGGCCAGAGGTTAGCGTGATCGGTGGTTTGGATGAGGCGAGCGTTACAGCGGTCATAGCGTCCAATCCTGAACTACGAAAAGGCCGGCGCACAACGGCACATCATTCGTGCCATCATTCCATTGCATCGACCACCAGTAAGTACCAGGTGTGAGCGTTGCGATGCTTTCATCAATGCGGATCTTGAATGCACCAGTGGCCGCTGATGTCACCGTGACAGTAAAAGTTTTGAGTGCAGCTGCCGTGTACGGATCTGCGCATATCTCAGCGGTGATTGTGTACCCTGTGAGGTCTATCGCTGCGTCTGTTGCGGTGAGGGTTGCAATAAAGTTGTCGGTCCATGTGGTGTTTTCTCGGACAGTCCAATTCACCTGCGCTCCGCTGTCATCAAGTAAGACTTGTGCGCTCATAGGTCGGGCCCCTTTGTGCTTGTGTTCATTGATGCTAGACCGACCCCACAAACAGCACCGATGACTCCCGCCCAGAGTGCTGCGGTGCGTTGGTCGATGATGCCGTAGGCGGTTACCAGCGGCACTGCTGCGGTGAGCACACGGTAAATGTATGCTCTTGTGACTTCATCTTTTAGGCTCATGCGTGACTCCTTCATTTTGTTAGCCAGAACCAGGTTGCAGGCCCAATAATTCCGTCCACTGGCATCTGCTTGGATGAGAGTTTGAAGAACCGTTTGACGTTTGTTTGGAAGCGTTTAGCTGCTGCCACTGATGCTGGCCCAAAGTTCCCGTCAACTACTAGGTCAGGCCCGTCAAGCTTGTTGTTTAGTAGGGCTTGCGCCCATTTCGCAGCATCGCCCCTAGAGCCTTGTTTGACGATCTGCTTTGATGCTGCTGCAATCCCCGCTGCTATCGCTGCAAGGTCAACGCCTGCATCAGGTGGTGCAGGTGGTGTGGGTTCAGGTGGTGTGCCGTTGCACAGCTGCATCACTCGAGCACGCATCTCATTACCGGAGATGGTGTGCATGTCGATCTTGCGTGACGGTGCCCACTCTTTATGCATGCAGCAATCAGCGACGAGCTCAGCGTTGTAACTGATGAGTGCTGCGGTGACTTCTGCGACGTTTTGCAGTTGGTCAGGTCGCCACGGTTCAGCAGTCGTGCCCACGTTCTCAACTTCCACGCCCCAGTAGGCGCTGTTGCCGACACTGCTGCCGTTCCATGATCCTGCTCCGGCGTGATTAGCCCGACCGGCTGCGATCACTACGTTGCAGTTATCCCGACCAGTAAGCACATGGCACAAAGGCCCTGCAAGGTCTGCACGCCCGTTGGTCACAATGTTCAGGCTTGGTAGGTTGCGCCCCATGCCTGATGCTGTGTGGTGCCACATCACAGCCCTTGGAGCAAACAGTGTTGAGCCTCGTGTTTGCCAGCCTGGTTGTTCCTCAACCACCAAACCAGCTGCCCGCAAACGATCAGCAATCCCTGTGTCTCTCATCTTTCACCCCCACGCATGACCACGCACCCAACCCACCGCAACAGCAATTTCATCAACACGGTTAATTTCATTCAAATAAGAAACCCACAGTTTGTCTGTGCCATCAACGCCAAGGCCACGAGGCTGCGGGTTAGGAGTAGGGAACACGTTGGGAAGCGTGTAGAGAACATCGGTAAACGTGTTTGTTGCAGGGTCGATCCGTCCCACACCGTTGTTGTTATTAGACAAGCTATTACTGGCAAGCCAAACTGCTGTTGAATCTGCGGTTATTGCAAAAGGGTTTGCCAGACTTAGCGAAGGTGTTGAGATTGTTGCGGTGACTGTGTTTGTTGCAGGGCTAATGCGTTCCACAATGCATGTGTTTACATCGCCCGCCCACACATCACCGAAGGCGTAAACCAAAAAATTCGGAAAGATAGACGTACTGATCGTTGCTGTTGTTGCAAGCGTCGAAGGGTTCACACGGATGACTGTGCCAGCACTGCCATTTCCAAACCAGACGCTGCCACCGCCCGTAGCTAAACCGTAGGCTACTTGCGTTTTTATAAATGTGCCAGTGACAGTATTTGTTGACGGGTCAATTCGTAAAACTTCAGATGGGGAGTTGGCATTAGTTGCCCAAATGTAATTGGCATCAAACGTCAGTTCGTACACAAACCCCGTAGCAACCGACGCTGTGATGGTGTTCGTTGTAGGGTCGATACGAGAAACGACATAACCAAGAGCTGTGTTATGGCCTGCCCAAACGGAACCAAACGCAGAAGTGATTGCATACGGGCCACTTCCAGGAGCAATCGTTGCAGTTACAGTCAACGCTGTGGGGTCAACACGAGAAACTGTGCCACTACTATTATTTGCAACCCACAAGGAACCAAACCCAAAAGTGATCCCATACGCATTGGTGCCGACAGTAACGGATGGTCCCCACTGGTAGGCCATGTCAGGTTATTCCCATATCAGACGGCCAACGGGTTGCACATCCTCGCCAGAAGCGAACGCAGCCCACACCTGCACCTGCAACTGCCCACCGCCCGCACCCTTATCAACCAGACGGAAAGACAGCTGGTCGTTAGCTTGGAAGGTGTGGTCCATTGTCAGGTATGTGGCAGTGAAT